GAGTGATTCCATCACCCGTAGTACCCTGACGTTGAATCACAAAATATAACTCTTTGACCGGGTTTACGATATCTAACTTGAAAGAACCCTCGTTTACACCTAGACCTACATCAAAAACATTCTCCTGTATTTGGGTAATCAAGTAATCTCTAGATGTATTCTGTATTTTCACCTTTTCAACACAATCAAGATATACGAGTTCTGAACACAATTGAAAGTCTGAAATACTTATACCCTGTTCAAGTTTTTCGTAATTGCCATTGATCTTTATCACGATATCTTGTGCATTTCTCAACTTGAACTCAACTTCAACTTCTTGTTTGTTTATAGCACATAGGGGTACCGCTAATTCTGGATGTTCGTGAAAATAGAATGGAAGATCCACGAAGAAGTTTTCCTCCGTTCCCAAACCTAAAGTGCCATTGATAATTATACCAGCATTATTCGCAACCTGTGAAACAAGTTTATCAGAGGTTCTCAAAGGATATTTCCCGATGAGTTGCTCTAGTGCTTTTTGTTTCGTTTGTGTAATGTAATGTTCGGAATATATTTGGAGATAGTCACTGGTGATTCTTTGTATCACTTTTCCACCTATAATCAGATCTACATATTCTATGAGTGCATGACCAACAGACTCGATGTATATCATATTATTGGTCAGGGGTGGGAGTGTGAACTTCACACTCAATGTCTTTAGGAGATCCCCATTATTTTGAGGAACTCTGAATTGAACTTTACTTCCAAAGTTTACCTGGTTTTCAGGTTCTATATCAACGTACTGAGTAGAAAAGTTTGAATGTTTTTTGAAACTTTCTACAAAATAACTGTAGTCTGGGTTCAGCGTGAAGTACTTCTCTTGAGGTCCAGATGCTGCAAGCTGAACTTGTCCAGCCATTACTACTATATCAACCTAAAATTTTAATCCCGCTAAACCACTTTCGATACGCAGAACATTATAGTTTATTGCGTACACTCTAGTGTGATTCTCAACCCCGTCGTTTATAGGGTCTATCTTAATCGTAAACAGTTTATGGGAGATCCGACTCATGTTCACTTGCCCGGTTGGGTGTGCTCGTTCGGGACTCAGTGCGAAAGAATACATACCAAACTTGGCGGGTCCGAATTTGTCATTACCAAATACACCACCAGGTGTGATTACACCTGCGAATGGGGAATTCACATGATGTTTGAGAGCTTGTTCATATGCGATAAACTTTGTATCTCGTTTGAATACGAGTTCATTATTGAATCTCAATGATGCAGTTGATATTGTGTTATATTCATTTGGATAGTTGTTTTGAACCGACTGTTCGGATTGTGAAACGAAATACAGTTCCTTGACAGGGTGAGAAAAGTTGAGCATTACAGACTTTTCATTTTCACCAGCTTTCATTTTGAATTGTGCTAATTGCACCTGTGTGATGACATAATCGAGGGGTCTGGACATTAAAAAGTTTCTTTCATCTGGTGTCACGTAGACAAACTCTGTATCAACCGAAAACTTCTCAATCGAGCTGGTAACACCCGAAGGAGCTCCACCAAAGATTAGATCTTTGAGGGGTCTTATTTTAATTCGTAATTCAACGAGTTGTTTAGTCAGTGCACAGGTCGGTATGGCGAGTGATGGATTTCTATAAAAATAGAATGGAAGATCTATGAAATAGGTATAAGGTGTACCAGACTGATAACTCAATATATTCCCATGTCCATTTAGAAAATACAAAGTCTGTTCTATATCATCATTGGTATTATGGAGTTGTTGATGCATATAAATGTATTCGCCTGTGATCTTCTCTACGGGCTGTCCACCGATAAGAAGTTCTGCATATTCGATAAGATGTGTTATGATAGAAGGAGACCAGATGGTTTTATTTTGACCACCTGGATCAGGGGTTGGATCTTGTAGAGTCACCTTAAGTGTAAAATTACTGACGAGATCACCTTTATCATTGGGTATTCTACAAGTTACAATCTTTCCAAAGTCAATCTGTCTATCAAACTGACTCTCCACATAGTCGAATGCAAACTTTGTATGTCTTTTGAAATTCGTCAGGAAGTATGAAAATTGTGGTTCACCTGTGAGCCATTCATCTTGAACTCCGGTGGCGGCAAGTCTCAGACGACCAGCCATTCCTACTCTATATGAGTAAAATTTTGCTAAATAAAACGAGACACTAGAGTAGAATGGATCTTCAGTTGAAGAAATTCAGACCTGAAAGTATCGCCGACGATAAGGTCATCGTATTTATCGGTAAGCGTAATACAGGTAAATCAACCCTCGTGAAAGATATCATGTATCATAAGAAACATCTTCCAGCTGGTATTGTTCTTTCAGGAACAGAAGAAGGGAATCATTTCTACTCCGAGTTCATCCCCGATTTATTCGTGTACGGTGATTACGATAAAGATGCTATTGAGAGAGTCATGGCGAGACAGCGTAAGTTGGTGGGTGCCGGTAAAAAAAATTGTGGAGCTTTTATGCTTTTAGATGATTGTATGTACGACAATAAGTTTCTCAAAGATCCTTGTATTCGACAATGTTTTATGAATGGTAGGCACTGGAAGATTTTCTTCATGTTGACGATGCAATACTGTATGGATTTACCTCCAGCACTTCGAGCCAATGTTGATTATGTCTTCCTCCTCAGGGAGAATATCCTCCAGAATAGAGAAAAGTTGTATAAATCATTTTTTGGTATTTTCCCAAGTTTCGATATGTTCAATAAGGTAATGGATGCATGTACAGAAAATTACGAATGTCTTGTATTGGATAATACAGTGAAATCCAATAGGATTCAAGATTGTGTTTTTTGGTACAAAGCAACAGTTAGGAAAAACTTCAGGGTAGGTGGTCCAGATCTGTGGAAACTTCACAACAAGATGTACAACCCCAAGCACATGGATCAGAAGGAACAGGATGCAAAGAAGGCGTCGAAGAAAACTGCTCTTACAATCACCAAGAGGAAATAATTGCGTACTATTACTTTTCCAAAAACATAGTGATATAATAGATGGCTTCAGTCCAAGTGAATACAATGAATTTATCCGATGACGGTGAGGGAATGGTTCCCCTTCATGACAATCCTTCCACGTCTTTTATGCAAAATGGAGGTGAAAAAAATATAAGTCAAAGTAAAGAGACGATGGATTCTACCCCCATTAACGATATTATGATGGACCCCCCTATGATGAACGACGAGCCCCGGATGCAGGGTATGATGCCTCAGATGACCGCACCCCAACCCCAGGGTGCTTACCCATCTGCCCAAGCCCCCGCTGAACCTGAGAAAAAGAACCCCTTGAATCTCACAGATGAACAGCTCACCGCCCTCCTCGTGGCTGTATGCACCGCTGGTGCCGTGAGCAAACCCATCCAGGATCGACTTGCGACTTCTATCCCCAAGTTCCTTAACGAACAGGGGGGTAGGAGTGTTGTTGGGCTCGCCACCACTGGTGTCGTGGCGGCTGTAGCCTTTTACATCGTGAAGGACTATGTGGTCAGACCTTAAACAGTCGTTTCCCATCCCATATTACTGTAGATAGAGGTATCAATACCCATAAAATAGGTCGCTAGGGCACCCATAGCGAATGTCCCCGCGAGCAAGGCACTCAATTTAAGTTTCTTGCTTGTGGACGCATCGGAATCTGTCACAGCTTCCTTTGTTTCTTTAGAAAGTAGGTTAATTGCAAATGTCAAGATAAGTGCAATGAGGGTTGACGTGAGAAAGAATACACGGTCGACCGCGAGTCGAGGGATGTTTCCAATCGCAAAACGCATGAGGTTAGGTATAACTACAGTCATCCAAATGATGTTAATGTAATAGTTCTTTACAAGTTGAGGCACCAAAGTCGCCCCATAAATAGCCACCCAATAGGCGATGGCCATCAGCAGTATACTGACAGGCGTTTTCATTTAATTTACAACAATATTATTTATCCTGAATATGCTGACCACAGAATCCCTTCTTATCTGGTATCTGCTGATAAATTCCTAACTCTACACACATGTCGCGAAGTTCGATATAGTTCTGCCAAAACTTTTCAGAATGTGAATACTCCTTAACCGTGCAGTGTGCCAACTCATGGATCAGCACATGGAAGATATCATTTACCTCACCATCGATGCACACGACAATCTCAGCACCCTTATTGGTATTGTACCCAACGCTTTCCTTCATCCGCTTCATACCGGTGATGGGTACAGTTTTAGTGAGCATAGTGTACTTCTCATTCTTGGTACTGGCGATATGTTCTCGAAGTGTCCTGTATCTTTGTTTCACTTCAACAAGTACTTGGGGTTCACGCGTCGTCTGGAGAATCCATAAATTGATTAGGATGAGTAAAGCCAAGGCGATCATCTATCATAGACAAAGATAAATTTACTATACAACTCTGAGATTGGGTTTCCTGTCAACCCCTCCCAAAGTTGTAGTTTAAATCCGATATGTTCCAATTGTGTGACAAGATGATCTTTGTATGCAATTGGTTCAGATTTAGGTCCATCTGCATAATAGGGTGTGTCCTCCAAATGTACAAACAATTTTTCACCAAAACCCCCATTCCCATGGTCTTTCATCTTGAAAAAGTTTCCCATATCATCCACTAAAGGTGTTTTAAAAATAATCTTTTCTGAATCGGGTATAATCCCTATGAGCATTCCACCACATTTTATCCTGTTTTTGATTTCACGCAACGAACTGAGAAAAAGGTCCCTCGTCTGAAATATATAATGAAGTGAAAAGTTGAAACACACCACATCAAACTTTCTATTTGGACAGTTGTGAATATCACCCGTATAAAAGTTGACACGCATGTGCATATTTTTCGCGCGTGCTCGAGCCTCTTCAAGGGCGGTGGGCTCTGGATCACACATATTTATATTGGCTCCACATTTATGCCACTTTTGGAGATCTCCACCAAAACCACAACCAACATCAAGAATGTGAGCCCCTTCATTCGTGACAGATTGTATCAGATCCCTCTTAGCCTCATTATGATTCTTTCGAATCTCTTCCATATGTTTAAGGTAAAATTATATTAATTTTTTCGTTATTTATAGTTTCTCTTAGGTTCCAATTGAATAAGTAATAATATACATGACCCGTACCTTTCATGAATTTAAGTTTTTCAAACTGAGATATGTCTACACCTATATCAAGGGTATTGAAAACATCACACCCCATATTTTTAGCTATAAGAAAAGCATCATTGTAAAGATCACCAGTTATATAAAATTTATAAACCTGTTTGATAGTTCCTTTACCATCAGTTCTATCATAAGGAACATCATAAAAGGAAATGACATCATTACTCTCATCATTGACATAGGTGTGTATAGGCAATAACCATTGCTTAACATAAGTAGTATCTATGTCCACAGAAAGTTTAAAATCTTTTACATATTCTTTCAATGTAGTGGTAACTTTTGGAACATCCTTCGATGTCATCTTTCTCCAATTGTATTTACAAGGACCCCTCACTTCAAAATAATTTTCACGAAGTCGATCTGTTTTGTAAAATCCCATATTTATAAGATGTTTCACATTTAGAAATCTATGCCAATATTCAGATTTTGCAATAGGAGTGGGAATTTTTGTTGTCGCCGTGTAAATAGCCTGCCAAATACCTCTAAGATTTGCACGTCTTTTAATTTCACCTATGAGTAAAGGTGCAAACTTTGTTGATCTGAAATCTAAATGTACACACAAAAAATTGATTTGAACGGCGTTAACAACTTTATCCTCAATTCTAAGTTTTATCGGAACACTAGAAATATACCCAACAATATCATCATCTACCCGAATAACTATATTTTCGTATCCCGGGATTTCTGTAGACCATTTAAGAACATCATGGGTGTAGTTAAATTTAAACGTATCATCGTCATCTAAATAATGATATTCTAAAAATTCACGTGCTTCATCGGTGGTACACGTCGACCACACAAAACCATCACCCAATTTTAATGGAGTAGAGGAAACAGACCTAGTCGTTTCTATTTCACCCACTTTAGTCCCTTCACGTGGTACAGGTTGTTTGTCCCAGAATTCGTGCATATATTATTTAAAGAAGTTTATCTTTTAAGTTGGCTTAAAGTTTATAGTTCTTAGATAATCATAATGTCTCTTACACAAGATTACACCACCGTCCCAGGTCAACTTTTTGCGTGTTTGTCCATCGTTGGACCGGATACACCCCAAAAGACTGATAAGTATGGTGTAAAGATCCGTGGCGCGTTCTCAACCCGTGATGAGGCTGCTAACCACGCCAAGCGACTTCAGGCTGAGGATCCCACTTTTGATATCTATGTCGTAGACATGTACAAGTGGCTCTTGATCCCCCCCGACTCCTCTAAAATTGAGGATGTTCACTATACCAACGAGAAGCTCGAGGAAATCATGGTTGGTTACAAAGAAAACCAATCCCAAGCTGCTCGCATGTTCCAAGAGCGTAAGCAAGGTATGATGGAAACGAAGACCCAATATACCCCTGGTGATGATAACTCTAAGTTTTACACCAAACCTGATGAGGCGCCCATTCCTCACCCCGCTGAGGTACTCGAGCGTCTTCAAAAGGAGAAACCTGATACTCCTATGGAAGAGCTTGTTAAGGAAGCAGATGCAATTGTCGCTACTGAGATTGGAGAGCGTCAGAAGAGAAGGGAGGCTGAAGCTGAAGCTGCAAGCAAACTCGAGGATGTCAAGGAGGAGGAGGAGTCCGCATAAATAATATAACCAAACAAAAATCCATTGTTTTTTAAACCAAAATCTAGTTTAAAAAATAATATCAGTATACAATAAACATAATGTTCAAGATAATTGTGACCATCCTTTTGGTTGGTGCTTTCTTTATTTTGTTTTTTAAACCAAAATATAATTTAAAAAACAAAACAGTTTCAGAGCCTGAAGCTTCGACGTCTGCTGGATTTATAGAAGATACATACAGAGGTCCATTTGTAGACCATTTTATACCACCAGCAGTGGGTGATGTAGGTACATTTGTTGCGTACTCAAGTATACCGGAGGATAACTGGTTGCATGGTTTTCCCCATAAAAAAGCCTAGAAGAAAGACAGCGAATGCGATAATCCACGTCGATTTATCGACGCTGGCAAGAAAATCAGGTTTCTCTGCTTGCTGTGGATGGAATGTCTGTGGAACTTGCATAGAGTAGTCATTATAGTACGGTTGGTCATCTTGGATGTCCTCTTCGTTTTTTTCATTATTTAAAGGATCAATCGATGGGTCGTAATCAATAGGGTTTCCAATGTCAGTTTCCATTTTCTATTATAGCTCGCGTTTTTTTTAAGCGTCTTCTGACTCACTTTCATCATCCACGATGAAGTCTTTCAGGTTACCATTCTCATCCATATCTTCTTCATCGTCATCCGAACTGAATTCTTCCTCTTCCTCGTCCTCGGTATCCAGTTCGGAATCAAAATCTGTGTCATGATCGTCATCCGCGAAATCGTCTACAATTTCAGTCTCAGTAGGCTTAAATGTGTCCGGTTTCTTTATCTTACGACCAGAACGCGTAAACATTATATATATAGAATTATTATTGTTTAAGTACTTTTACAACATCATTGGTTAACTGATGGGTTCTAGCTCGATTCTTCTTACCACCTTTGCATATTGGACACTTTTGTGTGATTCTATGCTTCTTATCGATGCTATATGACATCATAGTGTTGTCGTCGTGTACAGCTCCAATATTTTCACAATAACTAGAAGCTGTTAGAACCATGAAGGTATCCTTTTCTTGTGTAATGCGCGTAATCCTAACATCACCAGTTGTTTTCATAAATTTATTGATATATTGTTGGAGTTGTGGGTTTACATCTGATTGCTTCACCTGGGGTTTTTCTTCATATTTCTTAATTTTTGGACACTTACCGATGTCTTCCTTCTTAGGGTACAATCGATCGACAATGTTAGGGGGGAGTGTATGTTGACGACCAACGAAGAATCTACATAGACCATCTCGCCTACCAACTAATGTCGGACAATCACAGAAACATTTTTGGGCAAGCTCTTTGCCACTGATCGTGAACCAAATATGATTTGACCCATGCTTTCTTTTCAGATTTTCACAGTACTTCGAATTTGTAGCCACTCTATAGGTGCCATTGTAACGGAATAGTTTAGTGAGATATGCATCACCCTGACCTTCTAAGTTTTTGCGAATAAAACTTTCTAAAAGAAGTTTTAATTCTTCGTCATACACTTCATCTTTCATTTCATCACTCGTGAACGACCCCTCCTTTCTCACAACCCTTACATTCGGTGTCTCCACATGAATATTTTGTGGTGCATCCGTGCGTACGGCGGACATTTTCAGAATTTTAACACTTGGTTCTGGATCAATCCTCATGAGTGTACTGAAAGGTGCTTGTGTGTATATGAAAAGAGGTAGGTATTCAACTTGGTCCACCTTCCCGTTATCACACCCTGAACATCCCCGACCTGAGCATGCATCATGTTTCGCCTTTTTGAAAGACCATGGCATACGGAATCCACTACCCTTCGTTTTTCGATCTCCATTCCCATACACGGATGAATCGATAATATCATCCCAAATGACATCACTCTGATATCTTGAGAGCGCTACGAGAATGTATTCCCTGAGAGCGATCGCGGAGGACTGATCCACTACGAACCCCGACCAGTTGAGATGTACACCAGTCTTGATGAGTTCTCCACATTTCTTGGGCTGGGCGATTGAGATGAGACTTTCTCCACCCCCATGCTTCTTGACTTCGTCACAGATCACTTTACAAATGTCTTTGATTTCATCGATACCTAGAGCCTCTTGGGACTTATAGTCGATGTCAACGAAAAAGTTATAAGTGTCACTCTTTTGTTCGACGACGTATAACTTTTCACGAGATTTGACAGCTTCTATATACTTATCGTAAAATTCATTCAATCTATCAAATGGCACAGAGAGTTTACCCCCGTCCATGAGCACATGTGATAGATTGGTAGCATTATTGAATTTCTGGGAAACATACCAACTCTTAAACATAC